ATAGTAGATTCGTTAGTAATAATACGGTCAAAGTCTGTACCTACCCAACTATACTCACTAGCATGTACATTTGCTGTTGACAAGTGATGCTTGGACATTGCCCAACCTATATTAGTTTCGCCTTTGTTATAGGTAATTGCATGTTCGTACCAGCTTGGCTCTGGGCCACGCTTGACACGCCATACTTCTCCGCCGAGTCTTTTAATCATTGCTACTTCGTTAGGAAATCTACAATCGGCAATTACAACGTTGTTGTCGCTAGTAGCAAGTTTACGCTCTAAGCTAAGAATCCAGATGTCGTCGTGAAAACTTCTACGACATACCTCTGTACCCCATTGCTGAAGTACCCACCGAGGCGTAATAGGTTTACCCAGGCGTTCTGTCCACCATGGATCGAGCTGTTCACGCCATGCTCTGCTTTCGTCAGTATCACCTTCAAGCATTGCTCTAGGCCAACCGAATACTGCGGCTACTGCGTCTTTAAGTGTAGCGGCAAAGCTATCTTCAACGAAGTTGTATTCGTCAACTAGAATGTTAGCAACGGTGCCTTTGCCGCTGCCGATAAAACCACACAGGCCGATAATCTTTTTCATACTAGTATTTTAGTAGAAAGTTAGGCGTGTGTCAAGTTTTTATTTAGGTTGTAGATTAAAAAGTTAGCCGATTACCCAAGTCAGCGGCATGCTGTTGTCTTGGAAGTTCTTCAAATCAGTTAGCAATGATTCTTTTTCAGCTTGTGCTTCGCTCTTTAAACTAGCACCGTTAAGGCTTGTTCCGCCTTGTGGGCCTGCAATGTTACCAAACTTTTCACGGGCTTGCCCTAGCATCATTTTTGCTTCTGCTAGTGCATAACTCTTTAACCACGGCTTGATGTAGATATCACCTAATAGTGTAATATCAGGTTTGTAGTTATGAACGTGAAGTGCCACAATCTCAGTGGCTTGGAATTTTCTAGGGATTCTTAAGATACGTGTGCTACTGTCAAAGTGGTATACGATATATCCACCAAACATTCTCATGCTTAGTTCTTGATACTGTGCAAACAATTCATAGGTTAGCAAACCACCTAAGCGGCCCGAGTTGATTAGATATGTGTTAACGTATGCGGCCTGAAAAGGATCAAAGTATGTACTACCTGTACTTTGTGTACCAACACCACGTCTATAGATATTTTTAACAGTAACGATTTCTTCAGGTAGTTCGTACTCCATGGTCTCTGGAGTCATTTCTAAAAACGCATAACTTTCCTCGGTGCTGTTTGCACCACGTTGGCGGTAAACTTCGATGGCCTGATCTAGAGCACTTTTGTAGTGCTCAGGATCAAGTTCAACATCTACCATGCCATCGCCGAGGCGTAGGCGAATATAATCGTATACTTCTTGTCTTGGGTCTGCCATAGCTGTTCCTAACTACGGTATTTACCTGATTTAGACACTTCGCATGATAACAGTAAATTCGTTACCACGTCCGTTTAGACGATGTTCGACGCTCTTAATGCTTTCAAACCATTTCTTTAGCTGGTTCTTGCCTAGTGTTTGAAACTCTGCAAGTTGCTTATCTGGTTTACGTAGCGTCTTTTGAACACTACCTGTTTCGCTAAAACCAACCCAGCTGTTGCTCTTAATACTCAGACAACCCGTGTATTGTCCACGATATACACCTAGCTTCTTAGTCTTAGTATTGTAAACCCATACATCAGTTACACCCAAACAGTCAACTGGATTCATGCCCTTGATTTTAAGTTCTGGGAATTCCGTAATATGCTTGAATTTAGCAACAACCTTGTTCTTGTCAACTGGCTTCTTCTTGCGAACTCGTCCAGCCTTTTTCTCTGCCATCAGACGTTGTGCGGTACTGCAAATATCATCAAGATAAGCAATCAATGCCTTCATTGTCTTGATGCTAAGTTTGCTGTAGCCTTCACGAAGCTGTTCGCTATTATCGTCCTTAAGGCTCTTATCCTGCTTAACCAGCAATGCTTCTTTAAACTCATTAAATTCAGGTGTAACAAGTTCAATAATCTTCTTCAGGTGTGGCTCACCGAATCCTTGGCCTGCAAGTCCGGCACGAATCTTAGTTTCACCTGTTAGTACAATCTCATCAATGGCAGGGTCAACATACTCACCAATATAATCACGCACTTGATTCAGAATGCGTTCTTGGATAGTAGGCTGTGGCACAGCGGTTGCTTTAGCCGCTTCTTTAGCCGCTGCCTTGGCTTCGTTAGCCGCATGCTCGCCTTTGCTAGCTTCAAATGCATCAACGATTGCCTGCCAAATTTTAGTATAATGAGTATCATTGAACTTAAAGCCTTGCACCGACATACGTGCCATGCGGCAAATTGTAGGATTCAAACTCTTGTCGGGCACCTTTTTAAGCAATGCCATATCTTCTTTGATAGTCTCGGGTCGTTTAATTTTAATAAAATCTTCTACAAAGCCACGATGCTCTGCACCCGAGGTTGCATAGTTAAGCCAATTTAGACCACGTGTCATTTCCCCGGTGTATGTGTGGCGGGCTTTAGGACCGGATTCTTCGAATTCAAAATCTTCTGACCACGTGGGCTCAACTGTGGTATATTTCAAATCCAACGCCGACATCTTGATAGGCGTTAGTTTAATAGTAGCTGTAGTGCGCTTTTGGATTGTTTGTGCTCGTGCCATTAAAAACTCCAAATTTGTTTGTATGTGCTTATTATATACTCTAAGGCAAGCCGTGTCAACCAATAAATACTACATCGGAGATACCTTATGCCACGTTTAAGCCTTTGGCGCCCAGAATACAGTAAAGATTACTATTGGCACGACCGCCAATGTCGTGAGTACTTCTACGTGGGCGGGGTAGGCATAATTATCCACAAATATTTGGGTTCCGAAACGGATCCTGCAGACAGCACAGGCCCTGCTCAACCCACTGGTCCCGCTAGCCCTACTGCTATCCAAGATTTACTATTATTAGAGAATCGTGACAGAAAGTACAGTAAAGACCTTTATGAGATCAGGGGTATTTACAACCAAAATGACGTAGACTTTGATTTAAGTCAATTTGGACTGTTTTTAAGCAGTGATACCATTTTTGTTAACTTTCATATTAATGACATGGTTGAACGCATGGGACGCCCATTAATGAATGGTGACGTGTTAGAATTTCCTAACTTAAAGGACCCGTTTGCTTTACACGATGTAGCCAAAGCATTAAAACGTTTTTATGTTGTACAAGATGCAACAAGAGCCAGTGAAGGTTTTAGCCCTACATGGTTCCCGCATGTTTGGAGAGCCAAAGTAGGTCCGCTAATCGACAGTCAAGAATACAAAGACATTTTAGGTACAGGTGCTAATGCCGAAGACCTATTGAATCACTTGAGCAATTATAACAAACTCATGGACGTTAATGATGCAGTTGTTGCACAAGCAGAAGCAGACGTCCCTAAGAGTGGTTACGATACCAGTATGTTCTGGATCAATCCTACTACACCCGACGGCGCTGTTGACGCTGTAGATAATGGTGATGGTACTGTAACATACGGCACGCCTAAGTCTAACGGTTATACCAAAGGTTATCTAACTGGCGACGGACTTGCACCCAACGGTGCGCCATTGAGCTTCGGAACGAGTTTCCCAATGAATCCTACAAAAGGTGATTTCTTCAAACGCACAGACTTTTTACCTGCTCGCTTGTTTAAGTGGGATGGTGCTAAGTGGGTTGCATTTGAAAATGAACAACGCATTACCCTAACTAATAACACTGATAGAAAAACACTCAAAGGTGCATTTATTAATAATACTGCATCGCATACCACAGACAGTGGAGAGGTTGTTGAGCAACGTCAAAACTTAAACGACCTATTGAAACCGCAGGCAGATTAATATGAGTCAATACTTTTACAGCGGTCAGATCCGTAGATTCTTAGCACAGTTCATTCGTATTATGAGTGGCTTCCCGGTGAAGTTTGGCCGTGACGATGATGGCAATGAAGTGTTCAGAGTTGTTCCAGCAACCTACGGTGATCCAAGTAGACAAGCTGCCGCTATCCTTCGTAACAACAGTGCCAACACATTAATCACTGTGCCACAGATTGCTTGTTATATTACAGGTTTAAAATACAGCCGAGAACGTATGCAGGAGCCCAACTTTGTAAAGAAAGTTAGTGTGCAAATGCGTAAGAAAGACGACGACGGCAACTACACTAATCAACCAGGTGACCGTTTTACTGTTGAACGATTGATGCCTGTTCCATATGATTTAACTGTTAAAGTAGATGTGTACTGTAGCAATACTAATCAAAAGATGGAATTACTAGAACAGATGCTAGTACTGTTTAATCCTAGCTTTGAAATCCAAAGTACAGACAACTACTTAGACTGGGGTTCATTAAGTTACATTGATTTGCAGGATGTAAACTGGAGTAGCAGAAGCGTCCCTGTAGGCACAGACGACAGTATAGATGTTGCTACACTTACATTTGAAATGCCTATTTGGTTAAGCACACCTGCTAAAGTTAAGAAACTTGGTGTTATTACCAATGTTATTACAGAGCTATACGATGCTAGTGGTAGTCTGCGTACAGACTTAATTGAAGCAGGTTTTACCGACAGCGATTTTAACTTAGCCGGGGACAATGGCCAATCGTTAGATACATTCGGTGCTCCAATGGCAGCAACTACTGTAATGCAACAAGTGCCTGAGCGCACCGAAAACTTGCCGGACCAACGGGAAGTTGTGCTCAAAGAAATGTACAAACAACGCCATGACGGTGTTTCAGCATCGTACGATATTGTTGTAATCAATGGCAATATGCAACTAATCAGCAGTGCATTAGGTGTAATCGACGAAGGAATAGAAGGTACTGTTAGTGCCAGAGACGGCGAGCCTACACCATGGGAACAAGTACAGTTTGCATTTGGCGATATCCGTGACGGATTAACTAAAATATTCTTACGTCAAGATTTAACAGATAACGAAGTAGTATGTACAGTGGCCAGAGATATGTCTGACCCGACTATACTATCCT